ACCTTTAATTTACTAAGGAGAAAATAAATGGCAGCAAAAACTGATATACAGGCTACTAGATCTGACGCCGCCGCAGGCGCAACAGCTATCGTAGAGCCACCAGTAAGATTAAGAGGTATAATTGTTGCCTCTGATGGCACTGGAGCTGGAACTTTAGAACTATCGACTACTTCAAATTCAGGAACAACTTTGTTTCAAGCTGATGTACCCTCTGGAGATGTAATTAATTTTAATTTTCCTGAAGACGGAATTTTATTTCCAAAAGGAATTTTTTGTAAAACTAAAACTAAAGTTACAGCTTATACTTTACTTACAGATAAATTTTCTGGTCCAAACTTAAGTTAGGAGGTCTAAGTGGCTAATATCACCTCGGGTTCTTATACTTTTGGAAAGACTCTTCCAGTCGAAGAGATTATTGAAGAGGCATATGAAAGAATAGGTATGCAAGGTGTATCTGGCTATCAATTAAAAACAGCCAGAAGATCTTTAAATATTCTTTTTTCAGAGTGGGGTAATAGAGGTTTACACTATTGGGAAGTTAGAAACCAAAGTATTGAGATGGTTGATGGTCAAGCTGAATATAGCTTTTTTAGATCAACGGCTGATGGCACGAGCGCTGGAGTTACAACCACTTTATCTGCAGGAATCAACGCTACAGTAACAACAATCGGTGTTGCATCTGTAACTAATCTTGCTAGTTCAGGCATTGTAAAAATAAATGACGAAGAGATAACTTACTCAGGTATATCTGCTTTAAATTTAACTGGTTGTGTCAGAGGTGTAAACGGAACAACCGCTGCTACTCACACCTCTGGAGACAATGTTTTACAATTTCCTGCAGGCGTCAATGATATTTTAGAATCTAATTATAGAAATGATCAAAATGTCGATGCTCCCATGACAAAAATTAGTAGATCACAGTATCAAGCATTTTCAAATAAAACAGATAAAGGAACACCAAATCAATATTTTGTTCAAAGATTCATAGATAAGGTTACAATAACTTTGTATCTAACACCAGGAAGTGAACAAGCTCAAACTGGATATTGCATAAATTTTTATTACACACAAAGGATACAAGATGTAGGTGCATATACAAATGCAACCGATGTTCCTTTTAGATTTATACCTTGCATGACTTCAGGTTTAGCATACTATCTTGCTATTAAATATGCCCCTCAAAGAGTGCAAGAACTAAAATTATTATATGAAGATGAATTTGCCAGAGCTCTTTCAGAAGATGGATCTCCGGTCAGCACATTTATAAGTCCAAAAGTTTACTATCCGGAGTTGGGATAATGGGAAGTTTTGCATCTGGTAAATATGCATACATGATTTCAGACCGATCAGGTTTACGATTTCCGTATACTGAGATGGTTCAAGAGTGGAATGGTTCTTGGGTGCACATATCTGAGTTTGAACCAAAGCAACCACAATTACAACCAAGACCTACTAGCGCTGATCCACAAGCTTTAAAACATCCAAAACCAAGTAGAACAGCTTTTCCTACGCCTAATGTTTTAAGAAATGATCCGTTTGTAATGACAGCTGCATCTAAAGTTGTAACAGTTTTTACTGGTGAAGATGAAGTATTACAGGACAGTAATCCTTGGTCAACGGGTGATGCAATAAGATTTAGAGAAGTTAAAGAACCTGTTGGTGGAGTTGCAATCAACACTCTTCAATTAGAAACAACATTAAATGGTAATATTTCAGCTACAGCCACAACCATAACCCTTGCTGATGCTGGTGCTTTTCCAACAAGCGGATTTATAGTTATTGAAGATGAAACAATAGAATATACCGGTAAATCTAGTAATGACCTAACTGGTTGCACTCGAGGTACATCCGCACCAGCGTACGGTAGAACATATTCAAATACGACAGCGGCATCACATAATTCAGGTGCAAAAGTTTTTGGATCGTATATAATAACAAAAGTTTCTGAGACAGCTACAAACGATGCAAATACAGCTCAGAGCTATAGTAATAAATTTACTTTTAGTTTAGTATCAAATGCATCAAGCACAGAAACAGGAGGAGGATTCTTTGTATTTGCAGGACCTGTAAATCAAAGAGCATAAATTATGTCAGGATTTAATTACGCAAACTTAGTGACCGATATTAGAAACTACACAGAAGTGGGAGATAGTGTGCTAACAGCAGCTATCATCAATAGATTTATTGAAGATGCTGAATTTAGAATTTTTTATGATGTTCCAATTGATGCATATAGATATGTTAGTGAAGGAGCTTTTGTAACCGATGATAATACAATAAACGCTCCTGGTAAAGGCACACAGGGTGCTACTGGTGCAGTGTTTGTTAGGGGGATAGAGGTATTTAATTCTACATCAGCTACAACAGGTCAAGGAGTTTGGTTACAGAAAAAAGATCAAACTTATTTATCAGAGTATGTAGGACGGCTAACTGGATCTGAGGGAGATTTAACTAATCAAGATACAACTGGCTTACCTAAATATTATGCCATGTTTGGTGGAGCAACTGGCACGACCAGCACCACATCAGGTGGCATGTACATAGCGCCAACACCTGATCAAAACTATAAATTTAGGATATATTATACCATGATGCCTAAAAGTCTGGTTACAGAGACTAGTGGCACATACATTAGTCAATATTTTCCAAGTGGATTATTATACGCATGTCTTGTAGAAGCATATGGGTTTTTAAAAGGTCCAATGGATATGTTGACATTATATGAAAATAAATATAAACAAGAGGTACAGAAGTTTGCAGGAGTGCAAATTGGAAGACGTAGAAG